TTTGTGCCAATTGCAGCACGGAGCTATGGGTTCTGAAAAGAAACGCAAAGACTACAACTTCAAAATCCAAATGCTCATTGGTGACGCAGTAGAGTGTATCACCAACGTCATGCTAAAGATCGCAGGTGCAAATATCACAGGTGGTAAGAACCAAGTAGAATTAAAAATTGGTGAAACCGTTGTTAAGGGTGAGGATGATATTGAAATAGATCACAAGGTCTATGACGTAAAATCCTGCAGCCCGTGGGCTTTCGATAACAAGTGGTCAAAGGGTTACTCTGGACTGAAAGAGAGTGACGATTTTGGCTATGTCGGACAGCTTACGGGTTATGCCCAAGCCCAGAACAAAGAGCTTGGTGGTTGGATCGTAGTTAATAAATCCAATGGGCGTATTGCCGTTGTTGATGCAGAAGTGTCTGAAACTGAGAAACAGATGAACCTATTTAAGATGGAGCATAATGTTGATCAGGTCACTACGGGCGCACCTCTGGATCGTCAGTTTGCTCCAATTCCAGATACGTTTCGAGGAAAGCCAACAGGATTAAAAAGGTTAACTAAATCTTGTGAGTTCTGTGACTTTATAAAGCCATGTTACCCAAAAGCTAAGTACATGCCGCACCCAAAGTCTGAAGCTAAAAACCCACCAATGTACTGGTTCATTGAGGATGATTAATGCCAATAAAAACCCAATCGGCTAAAGCTAAAGGGCGGCTACATCAGCAATGGGTGAGGGACAAAATTCTAGCATTGTTTCCGAAGTTGGAACCTGATGATGTCGTATCAACGGGCATGGGACAGGCAGGTGAAGATATTCGCCTATCCCCTGCCGCTAGAAAACTGTTTCCTTACTCCGTTGAATGCAAGTCTTTAAAAGCTCTGAGCATCTACAAGATCATGCGACAGGCTGAAGCTAACTGTCCCACAAAAGCAGAGCCAGTAGCCATCGTGAAAGCCAACAGAGAGAAGCCGTTAGCAATTATCGATGCAGAACATTTTTTTAAAATGATTGGAAAAAACAAATGAGTGAAGACGATGTCCCACAAGCCTGTGGAATTTTTCTTATCCCATTGGACAATGATAGTTTTACTATCAGACCCTTTAACAACCTACATGCAACTCTGACCGAAGATGAGGCTGATCGATATGAGGAACTCGTATACGGGCTAATGCATATAGCGTCTGAGGGCTATGAGTATCTCACTTCAATAGGAAAGATAATCTTAGAAAACGAGCGTAGCGAAAGCATTGAGTTCGAACCTGAAGACGAACTCATTGATGCAATCGCTGAATCCAAAATAATCCCATTTAATAGGAAACAATAATGAGCATACCCCACGTCCGTAGAGAAGAATACACCCTGACTATGGGTGATAGTACCATCACTTTAGATGAAGACATGGTAAACAGCCCACCGCATTATTCCAAGAGCCGCATTGAGTGCATCGATGCTATGTCGGCTATGGCTGACGGTGCGGATATGTCGAGCCACGCATCCTACTGTTGGCAGTCTGTTTTTAAGTATCTTTGGAGATTTCCCTACAAAGGCAAAAGTGTAGAGGATCTTGAAAAGGCTCAGTATTACCTCAACCGCTTGATCGAAGAGATGAAAAAGGGGGAACCATGAATACCCCTGGATACGAGTACTACTATGAGGATGATGAACTAATTCGTGATCCTAATACTTACCTAAATAAAACCCCACTGGAAATGGTTACGCAGTTTGCCAGAACTTATAAGCAATCCGTTAACCTTCCTTGGATGAAAGACACCCGACATGACCTACTGAGGTTAATGTTGGTGAAGGAAGAATATGCCGAAGTTCTCAGCGCAACGGACGAAGAGAACCTAATCAAAGAACTAGCAGATCTAGTCTACGTCACCTACGGCTACGCAGCCACATTCGGATGGAACTTAGATGAAGCTGTCAGACGTGTCCATGCAAGCAACATGAGCAAGCTTGATGAAGATGGACAACCCATATTCCGTGAGGACGGGAAAGTACTGAAAGGGCCAAATTACAAAGAGCCTTACCTAGAAGATTTAAAACAATAAAACCCTTGGGAGCAAGAATAATGATAAAAAACGAATACGGGCCGAAACTACCAATCTCTGAAGAAATACACGCAACGAAATATAGATCTGAGGGTGAGACTTTCTACGAGGCCATGACACGGGTGGCTGACGCATTAAAAGACGATGATATACATTTTGAACAGTTTAGAACAATTCTTTATAACCAGAGATTTCTTCCTGCAGGTAGGGTTCAATCCGCTATGGGTGCGCCCAGAACCGTAACCCCGTACAATTGCTTTGTAAGCTCCACAATTGAGGATTCTATGGATGGCATCACCAGAGCCGTTGCAAGGGCCGCTAAGACCATGCAACTAGGTGGCGGTATAGGGTACGACTTTTCTACTTTGCGCCCTCACGGAGCTTTAATTAAGAGCTTAGACAGTAAGTCCTCTGGGCCGCTAAGTTTCATGGGTATTTTTGATGCAACTTGCAAAACTATTAGCTCTGCAGGACACCGTAGAGGCGCACAGATGGCGGTGATGCGAGTAGACCATCCTGACATCGAAAAGTTCATCAGAGCGAAGAACAATAGTACTGACCTAACTCAATTCAATATGAGCGTTGCAGTGACAGATAAGTTCATGGAAGCAGTTAAATTAGACAACGACTTTGACCTAGTGTTCGAGGGAACAGCTTATAAGACTGTGAAAGCAAAAGCCCTGTGGGATGACATTCTGAGATCTACATGGGATTGGGCAGAACCTGGAATACTATTTATTGATAGAATTAATCAAAAGAACAACCTGCACTACTGCGAAGAGATTGCTGCTACTAATCCCTGTGGGGAGCAACCGCTGCCACCCAACGGGGCATGTCTACTAGGTTCATTTAATTTAACTAAGTATGTTGTTGAGCATGATGGAAAGTATGTCTTCAACATGAACATGCTGAGAAATGATATTCCTTGGGTTGTAAGAGCTATGGACAACGTTGTTGATAGAGCAACCTACCCTCTTCCTGAACAAGAAGAAGAAGCAAAGAACAAAAGGCGTATGGGACTTGGTGTAACAGGTGTAGCCAACGCTATTGAAGCTCTAGGCTTTGACTATGGCTCAGATGATTTCATCAGGATCTTCGAGGACATCATGGCTACAATTCGGGATGAAGCTTACAAGGCTTCTATTGAGCTTGCTAAAGAAAAAGGTAAGTTTCCACTGTTCAAGAACGACTACCTGACCAGTGGCTTTGCAATGACCTTGCCGACTGAGATACGGACAGAGATTGCTAAGTACGGCATCCGTAACAGCCACCTACTGTCTGTAGCTCCAACGGGAACTATTTCCCTGTCGGCTGACAACGTAAGCAGTGGCATAGAGCCTGTCTTCAGCCTTGGCTATGACCGCACCATACAAACCTTCGATGGGCCTAAAGTCGAAAGAGTAGACGATTATGGATACCGTGAGTTTGGTACAAAAGGTAAGACCGCTGATGAGCTTTCAGTCTTCGATCATGTAAGAGTTTTAAACGTAGCAAGTCGCTATGTTGATTCCGCTTGCTCGAAGACATGTAACGTTGGTGACAATGTGTCATGGGAAGATTTCAAGAAGGTATATATGGATGCTTATGAGGGCGGTAGCAGCGGCTGCACAACCTTCCGTGCATCAGGTAAGAGATACGGCATTCTCAATGCATCAGCATCAGAGGACGTTGTAGAAGAGCCTCAAGAAGAGGCCAACGCAGATTTCGTAGAAGAAGGTGGGGCTTGTTATTATGAGCCATCATCAGGACTGCGAAAATGCGAATAACTGAGGCTAGGTTTTCCGTAATGTTATTGAGGCAGTTTCATGCAGGAAGATCCCTATCAGACAGGTTACACAGATTTCTTCGAAGGAAACCTAACCTGTAAATATCGCCCTCGCAGCTTCTACGCAAAGGAGTGGTTGCGAGGGTTTAACGCAGCATTCAACTACAACAGGCAAGCAAATGTACAAAGAGTTCCAGAAGAAAGATTTTCAAGAGTCAGATGGTGCAACCCGTGAAGCAGCTAAAAGCTTTTGGCATTCACTGGGGTATGTTTGCAAAGACAATCCTGACGAATATGGGGTTGACCTAATAGTTGAAGGACAGAACAAGCGTTTTTACTGTGAGGTAGAGCGTAAGAAGGTATGGCATGGTGTTAAGTTTAAATACGACACTATCCACCTTCCTGTTCGTAAGGCTAAGTTCCTAGACAAACCTACACAGTTCATGGTGTTCAACAATAGTCTGACCCATGCAGCCATCTTTGGGCGCAAGGTTGTTAAGGAAAGCCCTACGACTGAAGTACCTAATTACAAGATCGCTTTCGGTGAAAAGTTCTATGACGTTCCCGTATCAAAAGCGCACTTTGTTGTAGCACGGAGCTACTAAAATGTGGGTTGAAGCGATTTTAATTATAGCAGTTGTATTCGTTTTATACACCGTATGGAAAGACCCAAAATTATAACAAAAAAGCCCTGCAGCTATTGACCACAGGGCATAAAAAAGTATATAATATAGAAGAAGTTGGCGGTTTGGTCACTGCCTTTTTCAGTTTAGTGACCCTAGGCTTAATTGCCTAGGGTTTTTCTATTGGTAACCTAATAGCTCTTCCATTTGCTGATCAGAATTAGTTTGGAATACTGAATCTGTTTCTGAATTTATAGTTTTTACAACACCAGAGGTAAGTGCGGTGATCATATTTTCTTGAAGTACAGGGTCTAAAGGGGTTCTATTATACTTACGAGTTAGCTCAAGAAAATAATCAGGGTCTGCAAATATATTATCCATTATTCTGGTAGCTTTTTTGGCAGAATCTAACTTATCAAATGCAGCCCCTGCAAAAGATCTAATTTTAGCACCTGTACGGGTTAACGGCCCTATAAAAGTCATTATTAATCTATTAGTTGCTGTAACAGCTTCCCGATTAAATATGGTTGGTGACATCCCTTGTACTGCTTGTGCTTGCTTCTGCTTTTCTATTAATCTGGAAGACTCAAGCAGAGTTTCTAGTGCCTCCATAATTTCAGGTTTGGTTGAAAATACTTCTCGTCCAATAGCCAAGATGTTATCAGATTCTTCCAGAGCTTTATCTACTACGGCCCCCTTTTGTGCAGCGGCCCCACCACTTTGCATTTTGGTTGATTTGATAGAACCCCTTAAATATCGTAAATACGCAGTCTCAAGGCCATCACGCACCACATCTGCACGGGCTTTCGGTAAGTCATCTAGTCTGACTAAAATATCCTGAATTGTTCCAAGACCCTCTGCTTCTTTAAATATTCTACCAAAAGCTGCTTCAGGGTTAAATGTCGTATCAAACTCTCTTCCATAAATACTACTCAAGAACTTACCAAGTTCAGACTTCTTAACATCTTTTCTTGTCTGTGTAGCAATTTCTTCAGCTTCTTTAAGGGCAAGTTCAACCTGTGCTTTATTACCTGCAGCATTCTCAACTGAAGCAATAAGCCTATTTATTTGGGCGGCACGCTCTGGAAATGCTTCGTTAAGTGATACAGCATACTGCCTAAGTCGGTCTGACATCCCTGCCAAGCTATCTGCGTTAAGACCATCTTTTCTAACTGCAGAAGCAAAGCCATTTATTACGTCTGCAATCATGTAGTCTGCAATAGGTTTAGGATCAGCAACCTCAGACAAAGCTGTTTTCATATTAATTACAGCGTCTGCATTGTTGCCTGATAAGATACCCGTGACTAAGTCCCTGCTTTGCTCTGCAAATCCTGCTTTTCCTGTTCCTTTCAACATTACGGGATCATATATGTCTGC